ATCTGCTAGGCTTCATCGAAGGCTCCCAGCAGATGGTGAGAAGCAGAACTGGTGAGGAAAGAGTTACTAGTTGGATTTTGTACTTTGCAGATCCGAGGGTAGCTACCATGACTGAAAAGGATCGTCTCACACTACCTTCAGGTGAACAGCCTCCCATCATTCGTATAAGTCCGGTAATGGACGAGAAAGGTAATGTTGATCACTACGAGGTGTATCTGTAATGCCGGGAGTTAGAGATATCATAAAAGTTGACGTTAAAGGAGTAAAGGAGATTGCAAGAAATCTCGGTATTGTGGAAGATACCCTCGTTAGAGAGTTAGGTAGGGCTCTCTTTGCAGAAGCCAGAGGGGTAATCAAAGAGGCAAATGTAGAATGTCCTAAAGATACTTTAGCACTTTCTAGAAGTCGCTTTGTTACTCCTCCTATACGATCAAAAGAGGAAGTTAAAGTTATTTGTGGCTTTGGTACCGATTCTGTCATAAATCCCAAAACTAAACGTCCCACGTCTGAGTACGCAATATACGTACACGAACGTTTAGATGTGTACCACCCTGTAGGTAAAGCGAAGTTTTTGGAAGACCCTGTAAACCGATTACGCCCTAAGTTAGAGTCTAACATTGCAGCTAGAATGGCGCCTATTATAGGTAGGTGATCGTATGGGCGATTTACTGTTGGACTTGGCCACGTACCTCCAAGTGAAAGGAGTTGTAGGCAGCGATGGTGTAGACGTCTTCAGGGATTTCTCACCCGATACGCCTGACTCTGTTGTAGTACTGTTCGAGTACGCAGGAACCCCAGATTCGGTTTCAGAAGTTGGCGCTAGATCGATACAAGTCACGGTACGCGATCCCAACGCAGAGCAGGCAAGGCGAAAGGCCTGGGACATTTACAACGTTCTGAACATACCTGAAGATCGAATTATATATCTCACCTCATCTCGATGGGCCATCATTTTACCACGTCAGACTCCTTTTAAGGTAGGAGTCGACGAGCAGAACCGTATTTTATGGGGCTTTAACCTTGCAGTTACAACTTATGGAGATTAAGGAGGGACTATTATGCCTGGTGTAATTATTGGGTTAAAAGACCTGCACTATGCGCTGTTACAGCGAGACGACTCCGGTGGTGTCGTTTACAGCACCCCAGTCAAAATTGCTGGTGCAGTGCAGGCAAACATCAACCCTAACTCGTCTAACGATACCTTGTTTGCAGACGACGGTCCTATGGAAACCGCCTCGTCTTTGGGACAAATCGAACTCGAACTTATCGCGGCTGACTTTCCTTTAGAGGTGCAAGCTGCTCTGTTGGGGCACACTATCTCTGGAGGCGTTTTGAAGAGGAACGCCAATGACGTACCTCCGTGGGTAGCCATCGGCTTCAAATCGCTCAAGTCTAATGGTAAGTACCGCTATGTGTGGTTATTGAAAGGTAAATTCAATCAGCCGGAGCAGAAACATGAAACTAAAGGTGACAGAGTCAACTTCCAAACTCCTACTTTGAAAGGAAACTTCGTCAAGAGGGACTACGATAACGAGTGGATTCATCAAACTGATGAAGATATGATCAACTACGTAGCTTCTCTTGGTGCTAACTGGTTTACTGCCGTAAGTGGTGGAGTCGCCGCTGATACTACTCCGCCTGTCGTTTCGAGCTCCACTCCTATTGATGGTGCCACTAGTGTAGCGGTTGGAACGGCTCTATCTGTTACCTTTAGCGAAGCGTTGGCTCTGTCTACTATTAATGCAGGTAGTGTATTCCTGCTAAATGCTGCCGACAACAACGTTGCAGGTACCATTAATGTAAGTGCGGATCGTAAGACAATTACATTTACTCCTGCAAGCAATTTGGCTACTAAAACAGCACATCGGCTTATTTTCACCACTGCTATTACAGATTTGGCTGGTAATAAACTTGCTGCTCCGTACGTGCTGAGCTTCACCACTGCTTAATGTTTTGGGTATAAGGGGGTGTATTTATGAGTCATGCGAAGGAAATTAAAGTTAAAAGCGTTCCTATAGTTCTGGATAAGCCGCGTACTCTCAAGTTTGACTTGAACGCTTTCATAGAGTTAGAAGACTTATACGGTTCTATCGAAGCTGCACTTGAAGCGATGCAAAGTGGCAAAAACCAGATTAAGGCTATCCGTGCTGTTTTGTGGGCTGGACTACTTCACGAAGAAGAGACACTTACTCCTAAACAGGTAGGAGCAATGATTGACTTAGATAAGCTTGAAGAGGTCACTCACGCGTTGATGGAGGCTATCGAAGGAGCAATGCCTCCTAAAGACAGTGTTCAGCCACAAGGGGCTTCCAAGGGAAACCCTCAGTAGGCTGGGAAAAAGACGACGGATGGGACTGGCGGTACCTATATTACTTAGGTACCGTCGTCCTAAAAATGTCCGATCGGGAATTTTGGAGAACCCAGCCTAAAAGACTCAAAGCTTTACTCGATGTGAAAATGGAGATATACAACAACGATTCTGATAGTAGGGAAACAACCTCAAGAGCTGGTTTCATTGACCAGGTTCTTTAGGAGGTGTCTATATGAACATTGGAACATTAAGTCTTGATCTATCAGTGGTTCTGTCTAAGTTTCACAGCGCGCTTGATCAAGTAAGAAATAGAATATCGAGAGTCGGCGCTGATATGGAGCAGGCATTTGGACCTGGCCCTCGTAGAGAGATAGACAAGACTCAAGATAGATTTCAGAGATTTACCTGGGCTGTTAGGGGATACGTAAAGGACACCTCTAAGGTTGTTACGGGTATTCTTATTTCTCAGGGTTTCTACAAAATGCTCAACACCATCGAGTCGGCTACTGGAAGCCTCTTCAAATTTAACAACCAACTCCAGCAGTCTGCAATCGCTTTTGATATAATGCTCGGTGGTGAAGACAAAGCCAAAGCGTTCCAAGAGATGCTGCTGGACTTCGCGGCTGATACTTCCTACTCTTATGAGCAAGCTCAGAGAACTGCACAGCAGCTAATTGCCTATGGTATTCCGGCGCAAGCTACCCTTGATACCATGCGTAAGATTCTCGATGCTGCTTCTATCAGAGGTGCTGGTCCGGAGGTTATTGAGGGTATCAGCCGGGCGCTTGGCCAGATGGCTGGTAAATCTAAAATTGAGGCTCAAGAGCTTCGGCAGTTAGCTGAATGGGGTATTCCTGCCTACAAAATCCTTCAAGAAGAGCTGCATCTTACCGCTGAAGAAGTACAGAACATCGGAGATTTAGGTATACCGGGTATAAAAGGCGTAATAGCTATTCTTGAAGGTATGGACAAGCGCTTCCACGGCGCTTCTGAAAGAATTTCACGTACGACTGGCGGGTTGATTGAGAAGATCGGCGATAATTTGAAGGTGATAGGAAACGAAGTGTTTAAAGGAGTCTTTGAAGCTATCAGGCTTCAATTGGAAGGAATCGCTGATCGTCTAACTCAACTAAAAGGTATTACCAGGAGAGAAGGTTTAAAAGGGCTGTTTGAAGAGCTTGTCCCTCCTCGGTTAAGAACTGTTGTTCTCTCTGCCATCTATGGTATAGAGGAACTTGTTAGAAGCTTGCAGATGCTTTGGCAGAGCATCAAGCCAGTTGTAGTAGCTATGGGTGAACTAGCTTTAAGAGTTGCGGGCTTAGTCATTCCTATCTTAGCAGGACTAATTCGTGTAGTTGCGAAACTAGGGGAAATTGTGTATTATATTCCTCTCATTCGCTACTTGGCAGCCGCTATCGGTACTCTCTTAATAGCAGGCGTAGTTATAAGAGTAATGACTCTCTTCTACGGAGCACTCAGGTTGCTCTTTATTGCAGGACCAGTAGCCCGTGTGATTCTTATGTTACGCGACGCAATCGTTGCACTTAACGTTGCTATGGTACGTAACCCCTTTACTGGACTTGTAGTACTAGCTACAGCCGCTTTGCTTAACTTAGCTCTTAGTTCTCAGACTGCTAGTAGATGGCTAGACGCTGTAATGCAGAGGCTTGGACTTCTATTAGGGCTGGATATAGGTAAAGCTTTAGAGCCAACCAGTCCTCAAGAAGTAAATAAATGGATGGAGGAGTATAATAAGAGTCTCAAAGACATTGTAGGCGACATTCAAGGAACTGGTGACGCAGCCAGTGAAGCAGGTAAGAAGGTCAAAGATAAGTTTTTAGCATCCTTCGACGAAGTGTATGAAATACCGGAAAAGCTAGGTGACGTAGGAGATGCTATAGGTAACGTAGGCGATAATATCAACATACCGGACCTTCCCAGTCTACCTAACTTAGAAGTTGGCACTACTCCTGAAATAGATACTAGTCGGACAGGAGGAATGATAGATAGTTTAATCAAGAAGCTTCAAGATGCGACAAAGAACTTTCCACCACTCATCATTCCGCCGCCTCGTTTTGATCCTCCCTTAACTGTACCAGTAGAAAACTTAGCAGCTTTCTTCGAGCGTTTGCAGATCATGTGGGCAGAAGCGACTGCAGGAGTCCGTGAATGGGTACGCCAATTCGGTCAGGCCTTCAACAACGCACTTCAACCAGTACGTGACTGGTATGGTGAGTTGGAGCGAATATTCGATAAAGTAGGGGAGACTGTAGGTAGGGGTATACAGACAGCGATCGACTGGATTATTCTCTTTCCTGCAAGAGTAAGCGGTGCTTTCAACAACGCACTTCAACCTGTTAGAGACTGGTACGGAAAAGTTGAAGAAGTGTTCAACAAGTTGGGTGAAACTGTAGGTAGAGGAATACAAACAGCAATCGATTGGGTTATTCTCTTTCCTGTAAGGGTAAGTGAAGCTTTCAGTGAAGTATCTACTTCAATTGGACAGCATATAGCTGAAGCTGTAAATTGGCTAAAACAATTACCTGCTGCAGCTTGGCAAGTGTTACAGCAAGCAGGAATGGTAATTCAACCAGGTTTGCAGACTATAGCTCAGTTCTTCGAAGATCATAAGTTGGCTATTATCGGTATATTTGCCGCTTTGGGAGTAGCCATCGTATTATTCTTTACAGGCTTACCTGCAAGTATTGTAGGTGCTGCAACAGCATTTGTAATCTTCGTCGGTAGTATATTTACAAATGCCAAATTGGCAGCTGCATCGCAGTTGGAGCAGACGAAAACAGAAGTTAGTTCTAAATGGGAAGAAATTAAAACAAACATCGTAAATAAAGTACAAGAAATATACGACAGCGTCGTGCAGTGGTTTACCGATCTAGGAACTTCGATTTCTACTAAGTTTGAAGAGTATAAAACCACGGCAGATACTAAGTGGGAAGAAATCAAAACTGTTATTTCCACTTGGGTTGAAGATACGATTAAAACTATTTCTGACAAGTGGGAAGGCTTCAAAACCACATTGCGAGATATATGGGAAAGTATTAGAATAACCGCTGATGAGTACTGGAGTAGTATAAAAGATACAA